GGTGTGGGGGCTGCCTGTACGACTGTCGTACCGCCGCCTCCTCCACCGCCGAAGATGCTTTTGAATACTCTTGCTACTCCACCCATTTAAGTTCCTCCTTTGTAGATGGATTCGGTCGGGACGAGAAGGCTCTCGATGCCCCGCCGCTTTTTGTTGTCTGTGCCCCCCATAACAGGGGCGTCGGGTGTCGCACTCTCGGTGGATGCGACGAGATCACGTCCTGTGATTGTGGGCTGCTGCACGCTTGCCTGTGGGATGGAGGGGTTGAAGATGGTCTTGATGAATCTACCCACGAATCCCATCACGTTCCTCCTGCATGATCTGGATTTCTTCAAGGACTTCGATGATGGCATTCGCCCCTGCGAAGCTGCCAAGGATGCGATCTGCCGGGGTGTCGTCATCAATATCATGCAAGAGGTTCGGCAAGCTGAACCGCTCCCTGAGATAGGTACAGAGTTCTTTGGAGACATACGGGATGTCTCTGTCCATGTTGTCTTTCATGTTGTGATCTCCTTTACATAAGTACTGCACTCCTGTCGGAAGCCGCATTTCTTGTAGCCGTTGCCGATCAGCTTGTTGTTCACTTGAAACATATTTCCTGCGACGATGAGGGATGCATCATATTCCTTTGCAAGGCGTTCAAGTTCGGCAGCGGCGATGCGCTGGAAGCCGTTGGTGCCCTCTGTGGCGAGGACGAATACTTCGCTGCATACGCGATGAGGTGTCCACCACACGTAGCCAATATCAAAGGCGAGGATGCCGCAGAATCTGTCCCTCTCGTAGAATTTGACGACCTGCCCGCGTGCACTCATGTTACCGAGGCATATGAGGGTGTGCTCAATGTCCCCATAACGCTCCATGAGCCATGAGATTGTTTTGTGCGTTTTCCATGCAAGAAGTGTCTGATGCAGGATGTGACGCTCGGCGCGTGTCAGGGCTGTACGGCTGGTGTCCAAAGTCGTACCTCCTTCTTCTTGAAGTCATAGTCGCTTGCACGCAGGATGCGTGCGACGCGTGCCTGTGTAAGGGCGTCCTGCTCGGTAAGGTGCTGCTTCTCATATGCTTTGACAACGGCTGCCCATGAGCAGTCCTCATCGAGGATGCGGGCGGCATTGACTGCGCCGATTTTGGGACAGCCGCTGTAGCCGTCGGTGGGGTCGCCTGTGAGGGTCTGCATGAGGAAGTTGCGGTCGGCGTCCTCCTCACTGAGCTCGGCGTAGATGTCGCGCAGAAAGTCATACTGTCTGCCAGGGAGGGTTTTCATGTCTTTGTCGCCTGAGATGATGAGGCAGTTGTCCCGATTCTTCTCCATGGTGGCGAGGATACCGATGCAGTCATCCGCTTCGAGCGAGGGACGAATGTATACGTCTCCCTCCCGCTTCATCCAGTCGCAGAGTTTCCAATAGCAGAGAGGCTTCTGTCCCTTGCGGTGTGCCTTGTAGGTAGGAAGGACGCGGCGACGGAAGTTGTCATCAGGGTCAGACAAACAGAGGAGGATGTCATAGTCTCCTGTGTAGTGATGGTGGGCAAGGGCTGTCTCGATGGCATTGTTAAGGCGGCTGATGAAATGCGCCTTGACTTCCTCAAAGTCGGCAAAGTAGCTGCTGATGCCACTCTCCCATTCTGCCTCATGGGTGGCACTGCTGCACGCGATGAAGGCGACCATATCTGCGTCGATGAGAAGTTTCAGCCGCATAAGAGCACCACCAATGCGCCGCAGAGGAAGTAGCCGAGGACGAAAAGTGTGCCGTCATTCGGTCGGATTGGCATGGTCGTCCTCCTTTTCTGCAAACTGGACAGAGTAAGTCGGGATGGTGGCGACGCGTGCGCCGCATTCATCGCAGTCGAGGTTGTAGTCGGGGCTTCCTGCTGTATTCCGCATGATGAGGGCGCGTCTGCCGCACGCCGGGCAGTGGAGTTCAAAGTAGGGTTTCACTCTGCATTTTCCTTTCTGACGTAGAGCCCGCAGCGACATGCTTTCATTTCACGCATATAGCGACACGGGCAGATGGTTGCCTCGGTATGGTTCGGAAGGCAGGGGCAGTAGGGTGCGCCGAACTTCACTTCGTTCATACCGAGCTTTTCGAGGGTTGAAATGACGTGGTATGTCTTGGGATTGACCTGCATACCATACTGGGCAGCGTTCTTCTCAGGCTCATAGGTACTGTTGTAGTTTGGTGTCTCCATCCTAAAATGCGCAGCTCCTTTCTTTGCAAGTGTCACAGGGTTTATGGACGCGGACAAAGACCTCGGGGCAGAGGACGCACAGGCGATTGTGGATGCACTCTGCAAGTTCCCGATGTTCTCGTGTCGCCCGTTTACACAGACGTTTGGGAAGATACTCATACCATGCGCGGAAGTTGCCTGTAACGACGAGGCGGTACTTTATTCCCTTGGGCAGCATGTAGGTGAGTTCGTCCTTGCGGTATCCCTCGTCGGCGAGTGTGTGGTAGAGGCGCAGGGTCTCTTTGTTCTGGCGGTCTGCCATGAGGATGCCTGTCTCTGCGAGATCAGACAAAAGTGTCCCCCTGCTGCTCTGGACGGTAAACGACAAATGTCTGTGTCGTGTGAGCTGCAAGAGGACGGTGAGACTGCACTCTACGGAGAAGCTGGCGTAGGCGTGCTCAAGGACGGAGAGATGTCCCGCCTCGATGATGTGCTTGATGGTGGCCTCAGTGGCTTCCTTTTGGTAGCACTGCGATGCGGCAGTCTTGAGGAGGGTCATGGGGTTAGGGGTGTGGGAGATGAGATTAACTATGGGCATTGCACATCACGACCTTTCCGTTGTTGGAGTAGGCAATAAGACGACCTGATGCATCGTGGAGGGACTGAGACATCCGAGGATGGTTTTTCAGATCAGTCAAGGCAGAATGAAGGGAAGAAAACACATCACAGTTTGTTAAATCTGAAAATGGTCCATTCCAAAAAACTACATATACACCCTTATGACCGTGAGTTCGTCGATCAAAAAACCCCTCACTATTCATCTCCGCGTCTCCTTACGCTGGGGTGGCTTCTGCTTGAGGTCTACGCTGCATCCGCACGCGCAGGTGACGCTCCGCACGGCTGCGCCGTAGAGACGCAGGAGGGTCTTGCCGCACTGAGGGCATTTAAGGTCTTTCTTAATCATGGTGCTTTCTTCCTTTCATTAATGACAATCTGCCCAGTTCTTTCCAATCTTGCCTTCGGTGTCGAGCTGCATCCGAAAGCCGAAATACTCCTGTGTCTCACGCATGGCGGCTTGTGCCGTGGAGACAACAAGTTCTGCAATTTCGGGGGTGCGACACGCAATTTGTAATTCATCCATTCTGTATTCTCATATTGCTATGAGTGTCGGACTATATCATTACAGACTGTGGCTGTCTGTATCAGGCGCTTCGGGTTGAGGGGGAATCACACCCCCTGCCCTACTCCTTTCGGATAGTCTCTACGCTTTCCACTCTCGAATCCACCGACAAGCGGCTGAGAACGACACATGAAAAAGGGAAGCTAAGTATGTACCAGTGCATTGTGTCTGCTCCCAATACTTCTTAGCTTCCTCTTTGCGATCTTTATAACGGAGATGATTTCCCTTGATGGCGTGCTCATGTCCTTCTAGCATCTGTAAGTGCTCAATGTTGCAACAAGCACGATTCCTGCAAAGATGGTCGATCTCATACCCATCAGGTATCTCACCGTATGCTTGCTCCCAAACAAGGCGATGATACATAACCAAAGGTTTCCGTCCTTTGCAAGGCTCGGGACGACGATAACGAAAATAACCATCTGCGTTAAGTTTATGTGACGTAGGGACTATGCACCCATTCGGTAATGTTTCAAGTACCAGTGGTTTACCACGCATAGTGTTCCTCCCTGTGGCTTAGTTCGGTATTGCCCCAGAGGGGTTTCACCGAGTTCACCTGATTTATAATGGTGCACAATGGTTTATGCACCCACGCCATGAAGGCGAAGTCGCCGTCCCATCCGTGCTTTAACCCCTGCTCAACAAGTCGCTGCTCGGTGAGGACAATCCATTTTTTACAAATGAGTGCCCCTGCGGACTGCAAGAGGAGGTTGAGTGCACTATGCGGACTGCGGACGTGGAGCAGTCTGCCGTCAAGTCCCCGCAGGTAGTGTCGCTTCCAACGCACGATGCGCCCACGGTCGGTTTCGACAAGGGCATTCTGCACGGCGTCGCGGAGGCTTTTGATGGCGGGGGTCGCCTTGAGGAATTTTCGCTTGATGGCTTTGCCGTCGGTGGCATCTCCTTTGATGATGCGTCCGATCTTGGCATCTCCTGCTCCGTATAACCATGCGTATATAAAGACTTTCGCTTGGCTGCGCTCTGGTAATCCTGCGGCGTGCTGATTGGCTGTGTGGATATCCTCATTCAAGATGATATACCCATAAGCCCCGCCGTCATAAGGTGACATATAATGTGCAAGACATCTGAGTTCCAAGCCGCACGCATCGACGCCCGCCTGTGTCCATCCATCCGCATGAAAGAGGGCGCGACACTCCTTGCCGTAAGGACTTCCTACGGCAGGGACTTGGGCGATGTTGGGGCTGGCGTGGGCGGCTCTGCCACTGACAGTGCCATTGGTGATGACGTGTCCGTGGATGCGCCCGTCCTCCCCTACCATGTCAAGCCACGCGTTCTTGCCGTCGGCGAGCTGTCCGAGGCGTTTGCCGATGAGCAGGGCCTCCTCCATGATGGCGGCGAGACTCCGAACGCCCTCGGGGGCTGTGTCATCATCCTTGATGAAGCGGAAGGTCTCGTCGTCAATCTTCAATCGGTACTGCATGAAGTCGTCGCAGTCCTCGGGGGTGTCGTAGAGGTCAGGGTTGTCTGGATGGTACTGGTGCATCTGCCGAAAGACATACTCAATCTGCTTGCGGCTGTTCGGGTTGAAGTCTTTGTACCGCTGAATAGGGACGCCTTTGACGTAGCCAAGTCTCTTGTTGTCCCGCTTCGGAATGAATACTTTATCAGGAAGCGGAGGGACGGCTGCGGTGAGCTGTGCGGAAAGCACTGCACCTCGCTCCCGTAAGATTTGTTCCAGATGACGTGCGCCTTCTACGTCGAAGGGGAAGCCGTTTCGCTCCTGCTGTGCCATGAGCCATGCGACTTCATGCTCAAGGGTAATGGCACGCTCAGAGTAGTTTGCTTTTTGCAATCGCTCCATGAGCTTCGCTGTGACAACAACGTCTTGGATGCAGTAGTCAAGCATGGCGGGGCTGTATGTCTCCCATGCGTTCTCCTGCTCTCCATAGTCACCCTTGTACTCGCCGAGGCGGTACCCCCATGCCCTAAGGCTGTGGGATTTGTAGAGTTTCGAGGGGAGCTGCCCGCTGCGCATAAGCCCGAGGTCGGTGGTCTCCAAGTTGGAATATATGAGCCGCGAGAGGATGAGTGTGTCCAAGACCTGTTTGCGCTGCTCACGGGAGACAACAAAGTCGGGGTAGAGTTTGGTTAGCGCAGGGAGGTCAAAGGCGATGATGTTGTGCCCTGTGATTGTTTCGCCCTGCGCGAGTGCGTCGCTGAGGAGGCGCACGCCATTCTCTACCGTGGATGGGTTAAAGCCTATGGTCTTGCCTGTCGATGTGTCATGGACTGCCATGCAGTGAAGCCGCGTGGTGGTGTCGAGCAAGCCGTTGGTTTCGATGTCGAAGATGAGCATACGCGCTCACGCTTTCACGCCACAGTATCGATTGACGAAATAGACCTGTCCCTTGCCTGTGACCTTTGTGGTGTTCTGGACACGCGTCTCGCCGCTCGCTGTGGTGATGACGCTTTTCTTGATGACAAACAAGCCCATCTGTGCCGCTCGCTGTGTGGGGGTGTTGTAGTCGGCGGCTTTCCTGTTGGAGATGAGGTATCCCTCTTGGCGCAGCTGTGCATAGAGGCGTTGCTCGCCCGTTTCATAGCCGTTCTGCTTGAGGATTTTGGCAAGCTCACGGATGAGGATGGTGCCTTCGCTGTCCGCGACGGATTCGGCGAATCGGACTTTGGGTGCGTCGAGCGCAATCCGTTCGGTGGCGGCGGTGAGCTGTGCGCGTGCGTCGGCAAGCATTTTGTTGGAGTAGACGAGGGCGCGGGCGACGACTTTCTCGGGGGTGTTCCAATCCTCCTCAAGCTGAATAAAGTAGCGGCGTACTTCCTTTCCCTTTTCGGTGCGCTGAAGCATGGCGATTTCTTTTGCCATGGAGAGGGTCATGTGATGGTCGGTGATCTCCCGCTGAATGGCGCGATTGCCCTCATTTTGAACATGGACATTTTTGTCCGGGTTGAAATCTACGCCCTCCGTAAAGCCGTATTCGCACATACGGGGAAACCACTTGCGGTACGGTGTGTCTACGTCCAGTGCCATGTGGAGCTGGCGTCCGCTGATGCGGATTTCGTCTGTGCCTTCCTCGGTGATGGGGGTGATGAGCATGTTTGTCATGATTCATTTTCCTTTCTTAGCTGTAGTAACGTCGGGCGGCTTCTTTCTGCCGCTCGTCGGAAAAGCTGCTGATGCGGCGCAGGTAGCCGATGATGCGTGTGCCGTAGTCGATGTCCTTACTGCCACAGTGCTTGCAGTCCTGCCGCGTCTCGGGGTCGATGTTGCCGCAGGTGTTGCAGATGGTGCATCGGGTGTTGGTTGTCCAGTAGGGCACCCCGTTCTTTCGGCATAGCTCAAAGATTTTCTTCGCCTGTGTAAAGGTGAGGAGCTGCTCAAGGTTGAGGTGAAGCGCACTGCCGCCGTCGAGGTGCTCGGTGATGTCCTTACCGTACATCTCGATTTTGTCAAGGATGGTGAGGTCATCGTCCTCGACGCGGTAGAAGTAGGAGTTGTAGCAATCCCTCTGTGCGGGGTAGCCTGCCTCTCTGTCCCACTTGGCGTTCTTGACGCCGAGGTTTTCCGCAGGGACAAATTCGGTGTTGAAGCGGTAGCCGTACATCTGCAACGCTTCTTTGTTCTTTGCCTTGAAGATGGCAAGCATTTCGGCAAGGAATTTCTTGTAGTCATCGTTGTTGTCGATGGTGTAGCCGCAATGCTCTGCCGCCTCGACGACGCCGTTCAGTCCGATGGTGAGGAACTGCTTGGAGATGTCCATGTAACCCGCTGTGTAGGCGGGGAGCAGTCCTGCGGCGATGTAGTCCTCATAGACCATACGATGCGCGATGAGGTACTGGTGGACGCGTTCGATGAGCTGTTCCAATCCATCCGCGCAGGTGGCATCACGTAGGAAGCGGTGCATATTGATGGTGATAACCTGTGCACTGCCTGTGACGACGCCACCCGCTCCGAGTGTGTAGCTGAAAGTGTTGTCGGCAAGCTCGTTGCGGAGGCGGCAGCAGGAGGCAAGAGAATCAACGCTGTCAGACATATAGACAAAGAAGCTGTGTCCTTTCTCCATCTGCCCTGCACAGTACCGCATGAATTCTGCGTCGGCGAAACCATCCTTCGTGGTGAGGAGGCTGGCGGTGAGGACGGGGAAGGTCAGGAGTTCCTTGTGACGCTCCCTTCGAAACCACTCCATGAAGAAGATTTGCAGTTCACGCGTGGACTGCATATCGACCTGTGTGCCGTCGGGGTAGTAGAAGCCGCCGAACATTTCCTTCATGTAGGGACGGTCGAGGACGCTGATGTTGAAAAACACGCTTTGATCTCCTCTGGCACTGGCGGGCTGGTTGAGGGCATAGACGACGCCCTGTAGTTCCTGTGCCACTTCCCTCGTATGTGTCTTGAGGTAGTCTCTTCCGTAGGTCTTACGGGCAAAGTAGTCGAACATATGCAGGAACTCGACGGTGGCGACTGCGCCCGCGAAGTTGCTTGCGATCTGATAGACGAGATTGACGAAGCCGCCGCAGAAGCTCTGTAGGTTCTTGGGTGCGCCCGAGACGCCGCCGATGCTCTTTGTCCCCTCCAAGAGGAATGGGTACAGGGAGATGGAGGCGCAGTAGGGCTTGAGACTGGTCTCATCGTGGATGTAGATGAGATGGGTTTTGAGGTCGTTGATGTAGCTGTTTGCCACAGTATCACCGAAGCGTTCGCGCAGTTTCTCACAGACCATGCGGCGGTTGAGTTCGATGGTGTAGGGCTTATAAAGCTCTGCCTCAAGGGTGGCAAGGGTCTTGTGCGTGACGTTGGCGTTGCTGTCTACCTCGCTGCCACTGGCGGGGTTCTGTGCCTCGATGTAGCTCCGTACGAAGCCGAGGCGGTCACGTATCTGTTCGGGGGTTAGATTCATGGGACTCCTTTCTGCTGCTGAAAGAGATGGGTGATGTCGTGGAAGATGGTATCTGCCTGTATAAGGGAATCTTTGATATCAAAGGCGAAACGGACTTCCAGTTCGTAGAAGCGTTGGTTGGTACGGGGACTGTCCAGTCCCCCCAGTTCTTCCTGATATGAGCCTGTTTTGAGCCAGTGGAGGCTGCCGCGCCGTGCAATATCTTTGTCACGCTCCTCATCATCCCGCCCTGAGTACAGTCCGACGGGGAGGATGTTGCCGAGTGTCTGGCAGATGGTAATAAGGTCATCGTCGCTGATGCCGTTTGTTGTGCCGCCCATGAGGACGATGGCATCTGCACCTCTCTCCGCTGCGCGTTCTACCATGCGTTCTACACCTGCAAGATCAGGGGGCGAGATGACGGTATCTGAGAGGTAGGGACTGTGGCAGTTCGGACAGTGTTTTGAGCAGTTTCCAAGCTCGATGAAGTAGGCGATGCGGTCGGGGATTTCGGTGAGGGTGATGCCTGTGCTGACAACAGGGACTAGAATGGACATTCGTCCTCCTCTCCTTTCTGTGTGTCTTTCGGTGTGTCGAGAGGGTCGATGGGTTCGAGGCGGTTGGTCTTTTTGTTGAACCGTACTTTGTCGGCAAGCCCTGTGTCTCCTGTGAAGCGACACTTTAGGACACGCAAACGCAGCACGTTGCGCTCATCCTCGTCCTCTGTCTGCTGATTGCGCTCGATGGCGAGGATGGTGTCGGGGAGCTGTTTGAGGCTGCCGCTGCCTCTGAGGTCGTCCATGCTGATTGTCCCGCCCTGCTCGAAGGGGCAGCTCTTGTTGTCTGTTTTCCGCAGGTGGGAGACAACAAGGATTCCTGCGCGTGTCTCCTCGATGAGGCTGCGGAGGCTTGTCATGAGGCGGTCGATGGTGCTGCGCTCGTCCCGTGCGGCGTCATCCATGGCGGTGACTGCGATGGTGATGTGATCTAAGACAACAAAGTCACAGCCGCCTGTGACGATCATGTAGCGTATCTTGTCAAGCAGGTTGTCGCTCTCGATGCTGCCGAAGTGGTCGTAAAGGAGGATGCCGCCGTCGCCGAATACCTCGCCGTAGGACTGCCGCACTTCTTCTTTGACTTTTTCACTCCACATGAGATGCAGGGGCTTGCTGAGGTGGATGCTCATGAGGTCGCGCAGGGTTTTCTTAGGGGCTTCCTCAAGCATTATCATGCCGACTTTGAGCCTGTGTGTCATATGCAGGTCATAGGCAAGCTCCCGCGCTGTGGTGGATTTGCCGATGCCGCTGCCCGCTGTGAGTAGTATCATCTCTCCTTTGCGGATGCCGCGTGTCATGCGGGTAAGCTGCTCTGCCCATGGGAAGTCATAGCCCACGGTGTCTCCGTCGTCTGAGAGAAGGATGTCCAGCATGTCTTTACCGTTATGGATGCCGTCGGGTCGGTATTCCTCGGCGTTCCAGATGGCAGAGATGATGTAGTCGGGCTTGCCCGCCAAGAGACATTCGTTGGGGTCTTTGAGTGGGAGGTGGGCAATCTTGAGGCGTCCTGGCGGGAGGATGCCGCTGAGTTTGCGGACGGCTTTCTGCCCCGCCTCGTCTTCGTCGAACATGACGATGATTTCTTCAAAACCGAGCAGCCAATCCAGATTCTCTCGGAAGATTTTGTCTGCGCTCTGGCATCCGAAGGGGACGGAGACGACGGGGTATTTGTTGTCCTGTACCTGTGATACGGTGAGGCAGTCGATCTCGCCCTCGGTGATGCAGAGTTTACGCCCGCTGTGGTAGAGGTGCTGTCCGTAGAAGCGGTGCTGTTTTTTCCCTAAGACACAAAAGTTTTTGTCTTTGTCGCGGGTCTTTTGGAAGATGGTACGCCCCTCGTCGTCGTAGTAGGTGGCGACC